TGGCACTAATCAGGATGTCGGCCTTGAGTGCGTCTAGCTGCTCAAGATCAGAGATGTCGCTTTCTTCAAAGAGAGGAGTACCGTCCTTGTCACAAAGATGGTCAATGATCGTATACATCCTAGCGCGACCAAGACTGTCAGTGATAATCTCTCCGGACTTGTTGTAGAGGCTTGCAAGCCTGCGTGAACGCTGAAATTGCGTCACTGGCTTTACCCATACATCTTGTCCGAAAAGCTTCTGAGGCAGCTTCTCTGGCTTATTGCAAGCGGCTTCTTTAAGTAAGATCTTCTTCGTTAAGCTCATCTTCTTCTCCTTCAATGGATGAAAGTTGTTCAGGACTTATTTCTGGAGGCCCAGAAGACTCTAGTGAATCTTTATTCAAGAGTTCAGCAACTTCTTCCTCGACCCACGACCTAATAGCAGGATCTAGCTTGGCCATGAAGACAAGCTTGCTATTTGGCTTCCATCCTATAAGTCCAATACGTTCACGAACCTTAGTCTTGTCATCCTTGATGTAGACTAAATATTGTTCGTGAACTACATCTTTCTTTGTCAGAAGATGAGTCCCAACATGAGACTCTAGCTCGACATATTTACTCAAAGCTATCTCCTTGGTGGTGGTGGTGTAAAAGCTTTACTAGGTTCCTGCCGTGTATGTAGGGCCAGTGCCGCCATCAAACACGAAGGTAATGGTTTGCTCAAGCAATCCATTTGGCTCAAGAGAAGGCATTTGGCAAGAACTAACAAAGCCAGTTCCTGTCAAAACGCCACCTGACGAACCTGCCGATGGCAGAGTTACGGTAATTGTGTCAATCAAGCCATTTGGAATCTCAGGCTCATCGTTCAATGCAAATACCATCGTGATCGAGATTTCGCCAGCATCCACTAGCTGACCAGGCAGCTTCTTTGTGAACTCAGCAACAACTCCTGTGCCTGGAGGGTTATTGGCTCCTGAACTACTTAGGCAGCTTGCCTCGATAGCTTCAAGAGAAAATTCTGGCAGGGAAATAGACCGCACACATGCGATAGTTCCGATGGTCGTAAACGCAACGGTAGTCCCCTGACTGGTAGCTCCTTCAACTGCCATTTTTATTAGCCTCTGCTGTAATTGATAAAGTATTCTTGGCTACACCAGTATCCACGCTGGTCTGAGCCATCGGTCGGTTCAAGAATCTGCCAAGAAGTGCCGGAATCAACCGTGATTCCTTGAATCGGATGCGTTGCATCTGTGGATGAATACTCACCAAGTGAATCTTCAATGGCTTCTTGTATTTGTTCTGCTTGGCTTCTCGTATCGCAGATAATGTCAACTTGCATCCTAGATGCGTATTGTTTTACCTGACAGTTGTTGACGGTTGGCCTTGCTATGGTGTTGACGATGGTCAACACAACAAAAGGTAAATCGTCATCTTGTGGTGGATTGTCTGCAAATATTCTACCACTCGTCAAAGTGTTTACTGACGAGTCGGCTTTAAGTCTTGCAATGACTTGTGGTATGGGTCTTGTCATCAGCCACCTACTTCCGAAGGATCAATCTTCCATTTCATCAATGCCTTCTTCATGGCTGACTGCTGCTGAACAATAGTGCTTCTTGCCGCTGGGATTATGAATGGTCTTGGTCTTAACGGTCGCTTTGCTGGCTTGCCCCACCATTTGTGATTTGGCGCACCAGTGCTTGCCCCAGCAAGTGGCTCATGCGTGTGAGCAAAGTTCTTTCCTCTTGGCCCTTTCTCGTATCGCGGCCCAACAATCTGGCTTGCTACTATCCCGCCCTGCTTCCTGCTAATATTCTTCTTGAGGATACCGCCGGGGTCAGCCAATGATCTGTTGTTGGCTCCACGATTCTTTAGTATCTCTTTTGACCAAGCACCTTTTCCGACATTGACCATTTTGCCGTTACGAAAAACACCCCGTGTCTTTGTCTTTCTCGACATGCCAAGTGTTTCGCCGCCACCATTTTTTACATTCTCGACAGCTTGTTTTCTAACAATCGTCGCAGCATATCCAACGGCTGTCGGGCAAACTTTCTTGAGTAGCTCATCGCTAAGCTTTGATAGGTCAACACCAAGGTCTGTTTCAAGCATAGATGTCTGCTGTGCTTCACGCTTCTGCGCAGACTCAAACTGCTTCGTCTTTGTGACTAACTGTGTCTTAAAACTCATCTGGTACTCCTGAGTTCAAGCCTTACAGTAAATCCGTCACCTGAAACATCCCTGACTGCCGTGATCCCGTATGTCTTTCCGTCAATAATACAGCGGTGTTTCGAGTCGATTTCAGCATCGTCAATTTGTGGCTTATCGCCTACGGCTACTTTCTCTGTCGTCGATTTGGTCATCATGCCGTCGATGATCTCACCGCCAGATACATCAATCAGTTCACATGGCCAATCTGTTACAACAGATGTCCAAGCCTCTGATGTGTAATTAACGTGACCATACTCATCGACGGTCGTGGGCGGCCCTTGGATCGTGGCAAGGTAATTCCTATGGCCAACCCTCTTTCGATTGAATCCTGTGACCTTTGGCATTACGGATACGAACTCCTGATCAATTTCTTGACTAGGTTCTCGTAGGTTCGGCCATCATTCGTGTTGACGCCATTCTCTTGTGCAGGATCATAGTAGTATCGACCAACCTCAACGAGGATTGCTTGCTTATAAAGCCTTGGCAAGCAGTCAGCACTTGTTACTCCGCAGGTGAAGTTGACAAACACTGTGTCTCGTTCGCTGGGAGTCAGTAGTGTCTCTGGCCAACCGTCATCGTCGTTAAGGCAAGTGACCGCATTTCGGCCACTGTCAAGAGAATACTGGTCGGCTGATAATGTTTGCTCTGCACCGTCTTCATCCAAGTAGGTGATCGAACTTATGGCAGTAGCACTTCCCATGTTCAACAGAATGGCTTTTCCCTCTTCTGGGAAACCATATTGGCTCTGTTGCCACGTTGCCTGAACAAGACACCTCTCGATGTCTCGCTCAAGCTGTTCTGTAGCAGACTCAATCAGCCTCGTTATCAGATCGTTTTGTGCTGACCCGCTTACCCTTAGATGCGCCTTTGCCTCGTCCAGCGTCACCGCTAGGAACTGAGGACTTGACGTTCTTTTTAGAGTCCACTTCATCAGCTACGATCTCGATTGCTTTACAGTCTAAGAGAGTCTTGATGATCCCTTCCCTAAGAGAAGAATCATCAATCACACGACCCGCCTCAAATCCGAGGCGAGTCTTTACAAAGATGTACCTACTCATTAGGTAATCGTGATCTTGGCAAGAACCTCTGGGTTGGCCACTTTGATGTCGATTCGCTCAGTAGCAACAACACCAATCTGATCGTTCTCAGCGTAGAGTTCGTTCAGGGTCTTGAAGTTCAAAGCACGACGATCACCGAAGTAAGCACCAAGTCGCAAGTCACCAAAGACTGCGACAAGCTCACCGGAAGCTGGAGCCGATGGCAAGCAGCTAACTAGGTTGACAGGATAACCGAGAAGCGTAGGTCGCTGACCTTCTTCTAGTTCTCTCATGCTGTTATTTCCGGCAGCGTTCAGAAGATCGCGGACGGCTCCATGGAACACGACTGGTGACATATACCATTCGTTGACTGCACCGATAATCGGGTTGCCAATTCCAGACGAACATGCAGTCAGGTCGGTTAGTGCAAGTGCGCTAACAGATGCTACGTTGGTATCGTCAACGCTTGCATCGCCTGCAATGCCAGAAGTATTAACACCACCAGATACACCGTTGAAGAGGTTCTTGTCCTCTTCCAGTGCAATCGAGTATGCGATGCTGTCAACAACGACACTGAGCATGTCGAGAATCGAGTCCTCAGTAACCTCTGTTGACATCTTGACTAGTGCGGCAAGTTTCTTCGCAGCCAGCTGCACCTGACTGAAGGAAACAGAGCTGTCCGAGATGCTCGCTGCCTCATTTGGGTAATAAATTGTGGCTTGCCCAGCAACCTTTGGAACACTCCAAGTGTCGGCTGACATTACGATTCGCTGGGACTTCTGACGAGCAGTTCCACGATCTTCAATAAGGTTAATTAAAGCATCGGAGAGCGGATCAGGCACGGTAAATCCACCGAGGCTGTCAGTGCCAATGGACTGTGCCGCCAAGAACTCTTTTGCTCTAGCATTTCCGCCAAGAGCAGCTAAGTACATTCCTGAAATGTAAGCATCTTCAGCGGAGGCAAAGTGCTTAACTCGCTGGTTTTTAACACGGGCTGGGATCACTTGTTTGTCTTCCTTGACTGAGTCTTCAATTTGAGCAGGCTCTACAATCGAGCTTGTTTCTGGAA